TTCTTCAACTTCTTCAGCACCTTCGCCAGCTTCATCTTCTTCAGCAACCTCTTCTGTTTCCTCTACTTCCTCTTCGTTAGTAGTTTCTTCAGTTTCAGCAACTTCTTCAGTTTCCTCTACTTCTTCAGTTTCCTCTACTTCTTCAGTTTCTTCAACTTCTTCAGTTTCTTCAACTTCTTCAGCACCTTCGCCAGCTTCATCTTCTTCAGCAACCTCTTCTGTTTCCTCTACTTCCTCTTCGTTAGTAGCCTCTTCTTCAGTTACTTCTGGAGTTTCTTCTTCAGTTACTTCTGGAGTTTCTTCAGTTTCTTCAACTTCTTCTTCAGTTACTTCTTCAGTTTCTTCAACTAAATTTTCGTTGATTTGAGTTGCAATATACTCAGTGTATTCTGATACTGACTGTAAGTTTTCTTTTAAGTATTCAACGTAACCTAATAGATTCTTGTTAGTTTCAGCTCCTTCGTTAGCTTGTTCAGCAATGTAATCAGCAAAGTCTTTAACTTTACCAACAGCTTCAGCTAAATGCTCAGAGTACTGAATACCTTGATCTAATTTTTTAGCAACATCCTCAGTATAAGATATACCTTGATCTGCTTTTTCAGCAACGTGTTCTGAATATTGGATTGACTCGTCTAATTTGCCAGCTAAATACTCAACGTATTCTGAGAGAGTATTAACGCTTTCGACGATGTGATCGTTATGAGACTTTACATTCTCTAACGTGTTATCTTCGCTTTGAGCTCCGATAGACTCTTTAATGCCTTTAATTTCGTTAGCTAAGTACTCAGAATACTTGTGGAAATCTTCAGCTTTTACAAATTCTGCCATGTTTTTTTCTTTTATTTCTGTATTTATGTTGTTTGTAATTTCTTTTGTAGCTTCTGGTGCTTCTCCATTCATTTCATAGATCCAAAGCCCAGACTCATTATCAAAACCATACGACTCGTTAACTCTCTTTAACTCAGCGTTAGCAAATCCAGGATCTGCAACTAGGTCGTAAGTGAATAATTGCTTAATTTTTACTTTACCGTTTGATTCTACAGCACCTGCAGCTCTCGAGGAGATTTGTAAAGGTACACCAGCATCAACTAATGCTTTAGCTTGACGACCAGCGTCAGTATCTAATAATCTGATTTTACCTTTTACCTGCTTATTGTCTTTATCGTAGAAAAGTTCCTCAATAATGTGTGAAACATTTTTTAGAGAAACATCAAATTGCTGAGGATGGTCTAACTCACCTAATAGTTTAGAAGATTTAATTTTATCTTGTAACTGTTGGATTTGAGGTACATACTCATCTTCAGTATAAATTCTGTTATTTTTATTCTTAGTGTCAATTTCACCAAAAATACCTTCGAGAACATACTCTTTGCCTTCGTTAGAAGCTACGCTTAGTTGGCTAGAGGACATTTCGACGATCAGTAAATCGTTAACTTTTGCCATATCTATGGTTTTTATTATTTTTAATATATATCACGTCTTATTATGCAAATATCCTAATATGTTAAATGCCTGCTAGAGGATCTTCCTCTTCGCCACCTTCTTCTTTCTCAGCTTCTTTATCAGCTTCTTTTTCTTCTTCAGCATCTTCAGTCTCTTTATCTAGGTAATACTTAACTAGAATATCCATTTCGCCCTCGGCGAATGCATCCTGACCATACTCATTAAAGAAGTAATCTTTGAACTCTTTTTCAGTCTTAGAAGCTGTAATAGCACCTAAAATTTCTGCTGATTTTATCTCTGGACCTGAGTCTAAAGTAAGTGGTTCAACATAAATATCTGATTCTTCACCTGCCTTGAGTGCGTCTTCGGCTATGAATTCCTCGAATGTTTTAAAAATTTTCATATCTGCTTTCATGTTTTATATATCTCTTTTTCTTATTTATCTAGGTATATTACATCATCATACCATCATCGTCTGGTTCAGGTTCATCTGCTGCAGCCTTTTCAGCTTTAGCTTTATATGCCTTATTTGCTCTAATGTCGTCATCAGATAACTTAAGATATTTAGTAACGAGATATTCTTGGTCAAAGTAATACTCTTCTTCCATAGTCTCTTGGTTAGTTGTCATTAATGAGTCTCTCATGCTTGAGATAAAGTCTAATCTCAACTGCATAATCTCTTGATTTTTCAATTCAGCAAATACATTCTCTTCATTGTATCTTAAAGCTACTTGGGTTTTAAACTGTGGGTCGTCTTGAAACTCAGGGTATTTAAGACACATTTGAATGTAAAGAGGTTTTACTAAAATCTCTTGGAATACTGATCTTAATCTATTGATAAACTTAGAAAATTTAATTTCATCTCTTACCATACCGTCGCCTGCTAATGCAAAGTCGCCTCCACCGTCGTCATATAAGAATCTATTGTAAGGAATTTTAGAAACTTGCTTAAGTTTGTCATTGAAGTATTTAAGTGCCTCAGTATCTGAAAGGTCAGGGCCTTCTCCACCTAATGTTTCAATCTCTGGTTGCTCACCATCTTTAGAAGGTAACCAATATTCTTTTGAGAATTGTAACATTGGCTTACCATCTGTAGTTAAGTTACCTGACTCAAAGTCAAAATCAACAACTTCTTTATAGTTATTCATTAACTGAGCTAATGATTGTTTTGCTCTTGTTTTAGATTTACCACCTACAGGAATAATAAACTTCATTCTAAATGAAGCGTTAGTTACTGCCCAGATTACTCTGGTGTGTTCCATAATTCTAAGTAGGTTAAAAGATCTAATTAATCTTTCAACATAAGATACTCTTGAAGCAGTTGAAAGGGAAGAATATGAAATGTAAATAATTTGAGAATCATATAAAACTCTTTCTTTTACTGGGTCATCCTTATATTGAATCCAAACCTTTTTACCATCGTCTTTATTAAAACCGGGCATTAGAGTGATTGGATCTATCTCTTTGAAACCTATAATCTCTTTTTGATCTGGTGAGTAAATAATCTCAAATGATAAATAACCATCTACTAAGAATTTTCTAAAGAAATACCATGCTCCGTTCTCACCATTAAAACCAAAGTAGTGGTATATTTGTCTGAAGTACTTATTAAGGTCTTTGTTAACTTCATCGGAAACATCAAGACCCATAATATCTGGTTGAGCAAAGAAGTTTTTCTCATCATATACAATTGCCTCGTCACAAAGTATATCTAAAATATCTTCTACCTCATCGTTCATTGAGAATCTTCTCAATTCATCTCTCTTACCAGGATAATCAATATCAAAGAACGGTACGTTCTTCTTCATATTAATATCTGCCATAGACAGTGCAGCAAATGCACCATAAATATCATCATTGTCTAAACCGAACGGGTTCATCTCTCTATAGCCAAATTGATCTTCCATTGGACCAATAGCTTGAGATTGTCTGAGTACCATGTCATCATAACGCATACCAAAAGAACTTAGCGTCTTCAATGCATTCGAGAGGCTAAATGGTCTTGAGTTAGAACTAAATGGTCCGTTTCTTTTTTCAGTAAATCCTGCCATAATATATTATTATTTCTGTTTTATATATCTCATTTATTTAAGTGGTTTCTGAACATTGCTCTAATAGCACCAACTCCCATTCCCTCTAAGTCGAGAAAATCTATGAGTGCGATCTTGGACCAGTGTTCATATCCTACTACTGCTTGTTTTGATTTACGACTAGGGATATATTGTCTAATCGCAAAATCAAATCCAAATTTACCTAAAAATCCTTTTGCACCATCATAACTTAATGATAGCGGGGCCTGATTTTTAGCAGGTTTTCCCTCTTGTCCCTTTAAGTAACCTTGGAATCTTTCATAAACTACATCTAGTAGTTCTGTTTTAATGTTGGGTGGTAACAAGTTTAGATTAATGCCACAGTCATTGTTACCTGCCGGGTCTAATGCTAACACGCATGGGTTTTTATCCCACTCTGTTGCATATTTAGGTTCATCATATCTAAACACATAGACTTGCCCCGGTCTAAACCTTCTTGCTGTTTTCTGAACTGCGGTTTCTCTAATAGATTTCTTAGAATCTTCAAACCAGCTTTCAGCATCTGATTTAGCACTACTCATGCCTCCAGATTCTTTGCTAAATTGTCTTATGTCTCTTTTTACTTGTCCCATTATTTAAGTGTCTTTTCCGTTAACACGATAAACCTCATGTTACGACTTTCACACCATGCTTGCGCATACTTATATTTGTCTGTGTTCTTAACATATTGTTCTGCTAAAAACTTATACGACTCTAAAGCTTTCTTTGATTTTTTAAGAGGTGGCCTAGGCTTTTTAATCTGTGCCTCTGGTTTAATCTCGACCATGAACTCTTCTTCTATACCTTCTGCATTCTTAGTTTTCATATAGAAGTCAGGATAATACTTATGTTGTCTATTATCAATTCTAGAAATATATTTAATTTCTACGGGTTCGCTTGACCACTTCAATACGTTGTCTTTAGTGTCGCACATAATACAAAACTTTCTTTCCCATGAGGAACGGTAAATAATCGGCGTTGGACCGATATACTTATCTGGATTTTGTGGTTCAAAATAACCTTGAACAAAACCTGAATTCCCTCTGGGTTTTAAGTTCTTTATTGACATTATATATTAAACATTCCGCCTTCTGAACTACCGTTATTAGTATTGATCTTATCCATTGACATTGTGTTCTTATATTTTTGTGGGTGGATTTTATTCCATCCTTTAGCATATCCTCTCTTTGCAATTTCTGTAAAGTAAGCAAATGCATTAGTATATTTAGGGTTAAAATTACGCCAGTATTTCAGAAGGTCTAATATAGCAAATTGTAGACAATCATTTCTGTCGTCATTGTTTACATATACTAATTTTCTAATTGCCCTCTCCGCCAGTAAGATTAACATCTTCTCAGCGTCCTTTGTCAATTTATCATCCTCTAAAGACTGCACAATCTGATTGTAAAGATCTTTATTATTTAGATAATTCTTTTTTCTCGGCACGTTTGTTTAATTTAATTTACCTTTATATGAAAAAAAGCCCGATTGTTTCGAAACGGGCTTTTAGTGAGATTTGTGGGGATAGTTTGTTAAACCGCTTCTTGTGAATCTAAAGCAATTTTAAACTTTTCAATTCTTGCTGGCTCATCGTTAATGAATACAGTAAGAATATCATTCTTTCCAGCATTAGTATATTCTAAAGCATCAACTTTCATTGAGGTTCCTTCTTCCATACCATCTGATTCTACTTTTAACCTAGCAGCAACATAGCCATCTTCTATATTTAGAAGATCTTCGTTTTGTAGTCCATCTAATTCTTCAGAAATTCTTTTGATTTCTGATTTTAATAAATTATCTGCAGCTTTAATATCTGCTAGGTTTCTATCAGCCTCGGCTAATCTACCAACTTGGTCATGTAGAAATGATAGCATCTCTTTGAATAAAAGAACTTTCTCATTCTTAGCTTTTCTTCTTTCAACTAGAGACTCTAAAACGTCTGCATACAATTCAGTAACATCAGCTCCAGTTTGTTCTGCTACATAATCAACAGCAGCATCAGCTAATAATTTTTTGAATTCTACAATTTTAGTATCGTTATTTCTTCTGTAAACAAAAGCATTATTTTCTGCCTTCATAGAAACTACAGTGATCTGATCTTTTGTAGACTCTTCTACAAAATCTAAAACTTTGTAAGAGTCGAAATTTTCTGCAGCAACTTGGAATGTTTCAATTAAAGATTTGTCTTCATATTTAACATATCCGATATTGAAGAATCTTTCAGATAGTTTTTCTTCAGAGCCTAAAGTGATTTCCATCTTACCTGCAAAGAATGCATTAGATTCTTTTACGTAAGAGAATTTTACAGCAATAGAAGACTTTTTAGTCTCATTTAATTCTTTGGTAGCAGTTTCTAATTCTTGGTTTACTTTGTTTAAAGCTTCACCCTTCTTACCAGCTAATCTAAGTTCTTTTCCGTAATTAGTTAGGAAGCTTACTTTCTCATTTAGCTCGTTCATTTTATCGAAGTTTTCTAAAGAACCTTCTTCAATTTTAGAAACAGCTTTTTTATTATTGTAATCATAGTAGAATGAAATGCCATTCTCGTTGATTGTAAATAACCTGTTAGCAGCAACTAATGTATTAAATACATCATTTACTTCTGATATTGGCTCAATGTGAGAACCAGTTACTTTAAAGTTAGCACCTCCAACGTGGAAAATGTGGCCGCTGCCACTTTCAACCACTGGTGAAATAACTTTATTGTTTGATAAATTTGCCATTTTTCGTATTTTATTTTCTATAAATTATATATCAGTCAAATTATCTTTATATTTTACCTCCAAATGGGTAGTCCCTACCAGTTACATTGTAGTTGTCTCCAAGCATAGAATCTGCGTCTTCGGTACTAACTCCATTTGATGGATCTGGACCATTCTTAATAGTAAACATCCTATTAGCTTGCTTTCTTCTTCTGGAAACTCTTTTTATTTGACTTTCTGTATTTTGTTCATTACCAAATGTAGCTATTAATGTAGCATCTGTACAAGAGAAATCTTCTCCTGTTTTAATCCATTCAGTTCCATTAGACTCCCATTTAAAACCAGTACCGCAATCATAGTAAACTGATGGGTTCATATCAGGATCTAAAAATCCGTTTGGATCTCCATAGTCACCTGTTATTGCATTAGCATACATGGTTCTGGTAAATTTCTGGTAAGTGTCTTCTTCAAAATCAAATGAAGGAATAAATGAATTAATCTCTAGACTAAATGTAATTTTGTGATTTTGTTTATCATCAAAGCTATATTCCACAGGTCTTTCCTGTGTATAATCATCTGGCATCATATACTCAGATGAAATTCTGTAAGTACCCTCTTCCAAGTGACCAGCATCAACATTATAGAAATTAGACTTGTACATTTTCTTTACAATAGCTTCTGTTACTTTAAATAAATCTAATTGACTTGATACTAGTATCTCAACATCTACTCCAATCATACATGGAATCATTTCAAACTCTGCAACAAACCCTTCCATTAGGCCTTGCTCATTCATCATAGAGTACTGACCCATATTTCTCTTATTTACTAATTTAGCTGGGTCTACTGCAAATGAGGTTAGGTTTACAATACCTCTTGGAACTTTATCATAATTACCATCAGCGAATTGACCATCAGGGTCACAGCCAGGTCCATTAACGTTTGAGAATAGGAATGAATCTTTTAAAAAGTTCTCATCACCTGAGACTGCATAAAAGAACGGTACATCAACAATAACTCTTTCGTCATTGCTAATTTGTCTAAAAAAACTCAGCTTGCTGTTGAGGTCTGCTAATAGACCAACAACCACATGTCTAATAACTGAATCGTCTTTATTAAATTTAAGATTGTAAGTTGCCATAGAGTATATATCACTCTATTAATCTATAGTCTCAATAGTGAATTTAGAGAAACCATTCTCTCGATAAATTTGAATTTTCTTATCGAAAATCTCATGCGGTAATACCGAGTGATTAATTACGAATGTATTTATTTTATGTTCTTTAATTACTTGATTTAATATCTTCAATATATTATAGACGCCATCATGGTCTACTGAAGATAACAACTCATCTAAGAAAAGAAGGTTTAGTTGTGGAAATCTTAGTTTTAAGATTTTAATAATAGCAACAATAACTATAAAGTCTGCTTTCTTACGCTCTCCAGTTGAGAGTGTCAGTGGATTAATATCTTCACCTAGGTGATTGATAATACAATTAAACTTCTCATCGAATCTAATATGGAAAGGTAAGTGCATAGTTTGAGCCATGGCTGCAATGTTAGTATTAAGTCCTGGTAGAATAGTTTTAACTGCCAAGTTCTTTACACCATCTTCACCTAGTATATTCTCTACTATTTCCATAAAGTTATAGTCACCATTTAACTGGTCTTTACTTGAAGATTTCTTTGCTTCTTTCTCTTCAAACTCTGTAATAAGATTTCTTAGGTGGTCGAAGTCAGCTCCTTGTGGAGTATCTTTAATTTTTAACAACTCGTCTTTAAGTTGTTTCATTGTAAACTTATTATCTCTAATCTGACCTTCTATGTCTTGTTTTGCTTTAGATGCGCCATTAGCCTTAGTTTGAAGACTATCCATTTCAAGCTTAATAGACTTAATAGTCTCTGTATCTTGTTTGATCTTTTCACTGAATGAATCTTTTTGTTTTACGTGCCAGTCAGAAGTTAATTTAGTTTCGCATGTTGGGCAGTGGCCGCTTTCATATAATGCTAACTTCTTATTTAGATAATCAATTTCTCTTTTAATGTCTCCAGCTTCTGTTCTCTTTTCATTATATTCTTTATTGAATTTATTCATCGCAGATTCTTCTTTCTTACGATTAGCATCCATATCTAATACAGTCTCATGTAGAGTAACTAACTGATCTTTTAATTCTTGTATCTTAGATTTATTAGCTGTATTAGACTCTTCTATTAGGGTATTTAATTTACCCCTAACAGAAGCAATAGAATCCATAATTTGAGTTAACTCAGCGTCAAAGGAATCTATATCGAATTTAATGTCTCTTCTCTCATCTTTGATTTGTCTTTGCATATCATTAAGAATAGAGAAACCAAACATTCTATCAATAATTTGCTTCTTGTCTTGATTAGACATAGTTAGGAATGATTTAAAATCATTTACTGATAGAATAATTATATTCTTAAATACGTGATATGGAATACCGAATACCTCATCTTCTAAATATTCTTGTACTGATTTTTTGCCGGCTTTATCAAACTCAACTCCGTTAATTAAAAGATTAAATTTAGTAGGTGCTATCCCACGTTCTATTTCGATGAACATAGTACCACATTTAAGCCCTATTTTTACATAAAGTTCTTTGTTGATACGATTAGGTAAGTCTGCTAATTTAACTCCTTCTACTTTTCCATATAAACCATAGATAATTGCATTTGCAATTGTAGTCTTTCCGTCACCGTTTTTACCTAGTGTTAGAAATAACTCTGAATCTTCTTTCTTAAAATCTATTCTCTGCTTTTGATTTCCATAAGAAGCAAAGTTTTTAAACTCAATATAGTCTATCCTCATTATTTATCGGTATCGTAATTATATGCACATTGTGTATACAATTGTTTTAACTTCCCTTTCAGTTTTAGAGACAATTCATCATCATGTTTCATCCCATCTACATACATATTACATAAATTAAGAATATTGTAATTTTTGTACATTTCTTCAATCTCATTTATGTCATAAAAATCTTTGTCAATATATGAATCTTCTTCGTAGATATTAGGTTCTAACTTTCTAGAAATATGTTGTATCTCATTTACCAGTTGGCTTAATGCGTTGGTTGTAGCTATCTGAGAAGGCACGAATAGATCTACAAAATTATTTTCTATTTGTTCCTTAAACTTGCCGAGAGGCATGTCATATAGCGCTTTAATGTTATATCTTAAAAATTTAGGGGAAATATGGTTTTCAAAGAATGTTTCTTCCATATTTTCTAAATTAACTAAGTCAAAACCTTTTGGATTGTCTCTATCTGATCTGGTTAGTTGGTAAGGTACACCGACCATTAGAAGTCTATTCTTTTCCTGTCTAAAATGAATATGCCCCGAATAGACTCTTGTATATTTGTCATAGATATTAGTCTCAGTTCCATGTTCATTTTTTACTTTTGAATTTAAGTAAATACCTCTAACTTCTGAGTGACAATATACAATATCTGCCTGTGGATATTCTGCTAGTGTTTCTGCTTCATGTTCTGCATCTCTTCTCCACGGCATTAATAATACTTTCTTACCTGACCAATCTAATAATTCAGGTTCTTTATAGACTTGTACATTTGGAATCCATTTTAAACTATCAATAGATGAAATATCATTTGACTTCTTAGCCCAAATATCATGGTTACCACAAATTACATAGCATGGTAGAATTTTACCAAGCCTTTCGAATAACTCAACTGCATAATTAAGAACTTTTATATTGATAGATTGTCTGTTATCAAATGTGTCTCCTACCTGAACTAATACATCACCTGGTTTTACATTCTTTAGTAGAGTTGGTATGAATAACCTCTCAAAGAAATCTTTTTGAATTTCTAACCACTCTACTGAATTTGCTCTTACGCCAAAATGTAAATCTCCAAGTACCCAAACTCTCTTTGCGCCTTGTTTAATTACTTTAGGTTCAATCATTTAAAATAACTTTTTAATATTCTTCTTTTCTAGAATACCTGTTCTTAAATCTAATTCTTGGATTAAGTCCTCTTTATATACGTTGCTTAGAGAACTGTAAAATTTTACGGGTTTAATATCGAAGTAGACGCACATTTCACTAAAAATATCTATGCGACTAAATTTTGCTGCCATCTCATCTACAATATATCCATATACTTCATTGATGTCATTCTTTCTAAGTTTATTACACTTACCTAATTCATCTACTTCATTAAATACTTTAAATCTAGATAATCCAATTAATTTATGGATTTCTCTAGCGATCATGTCAAAATGTATTCTTTCTTCTTCGTCCTGGTTATTTTTTATGCTAGGATCTAAATCGAAAGATATGTTACTCAGTTCAAATTCTGGAGTATCGAAGTTATTATTAAAAATTTTGTCATTTTTTGCCATAGTAAGATATTGTTTTTATATCGAGTGTATATTTGAGTTAGACATTTCATGCGTCTCGGTTAACCTCATAAAATTCCAATCGATATTTAGTTTACATTTTGTTCCCTTACCCTCACCGTCTCTAATCTTAAGTACTTTTAACCAATACTCTTGATTAGCTCTCATTAAATCGTCTTGAATAATACCAAGCATTACATCTGCTGTGTGAGAAAGTCCAGCAGATTCTGCGATGTCAGTCATTGTTATGTCCGATGCATTATAGCCTGATCTTGTTATTTGGGTTGCGGTTACAATCAACCAATCATTACGAATACCCATAGCTCGAAGGTCTTCCGCAATTTGCTTGATCTTCATATATGTATTCTCCGTATTTTGGTTTCTGTAATTAGCTAATATATTGATATAGTCAATTACTACCGCACCTACTTTAATTTGTCTCTCTTCCTCAATCTGATTTACATAAGCCTCAATATCTAATACTGTAGCTTGTGA